CCTCGGAACTTATACGTTCTGTTAATTTCTTCTGTGGTTCTCCCTTCTATTAGATGCCAGCTGCTTGTAACCGTTTAAAGATAGCCTCTGGGTCGCCTCTGCGTGTTCCTGCAACCAATTGTTCATGGTTAACGGGGACTCTTGCGCCTTGTGTCGTACCTGTCTGGGTAGACGCCTGTTGTCTTGAGGTGACAATTTTTTCCTTCTCTGCTTGGGTATCTTTAGAAGATACTTGTTTGCGTGTATAAAACGTTTCGACTTTTTTTGCAGCTGCAATAATATCTCGTTTTCCACGACTCAGTTGTCCAACGAGTTCATTTTTTACCGCGTCATAAAAGACTGGATCGAATGTATCGCTGTTTGGATCAAGCTGTGGATACTTCGCATGTGCTTCTCGTACTAATTGAGTCTTTTCAAACTCTTGGATACGTTTTTCTGCATCTTGCGCTTTCTTCACTGCTTCTTCCGCTTTTCTCTGAGATAAAGCAAGTTGGTTATTTAAGAGAACAGTATCGACATAACCATTACTATCAACGAAATTGTTTGTATTTGCCGATGCCTCGGTAGGGAGAACTTGTTCGTTTGATGGTAGGTCGTCTAAGAGAGATTGTGCTTTCGTTACCTCAGCCAGTCGTTGTGAGAGAACTTTGTTATGCTGTTTTAATTTCTCAAACTCAGCTGCAGTCCGTTCACTGACTTCTTCTGGTAATTGTGCTTCTCCTGGTTGTTGTGATGTAGGCATTGCATCTGCAGTTTGTCCTTCTGCTTGTGTTTGCCCTTGTGAATCAGACATTTCACTCCTTTCTCGTTTACGAATTCGTCTTGCTCTATTGCGCCTGCGAGCATCACAGGTTGTAAACTAAAGGTAGTCTAAGCAGTTTTTAATGAGGTGTGCAAATTATTTAGGAGATATCTCAGTTGTAATCTGTTGTTGGCGTAAGAGAATGTAGAGTTGATACACGTTTTGGCCTCCCCATGCACTTCCGCATTCACAGCGCACTTCTTTTTTTTGATCATTATATGTAACTCTATTATGAAAACATTTAGGCAGTGCGCCTTTTTGTGGGATAGGAGCACTAAATTTACTTCCATCAAAGGCTTCTTCTGTTAGTGGTGGCAGTGTTGGATTAGACACCAATCCCCCATTCTTTTTCAGGTGTCGCGATTTGCTCACGAAGTTTTTTAATAATTGGTTCTTGTCGTTCTAACAATGCAATTAATTCTTTATAGACGATTGCCTTACTGTAGGCCATATTGTAGGCTCTGTGGAAATCCTCCGGCGTTTGGTACTCTAGCGGATTGAGCAAAGGGATTTTGACCGCCTCCTGGAGGAATGGAAGGAGTCCCGTTTGGTAGTCCTGACTGAGGAAAAGGCGTTGTAGGACTAGCGCCTTGCGTAGGTTGTCCTGGAGCGCCTTGTTGTCCGGTTTGGGCTTGATTATTTTGAGTTGGTGTAAAGAATCGTTCTGCATCTGTATAGCCTGCATCTTCAGCCAGAGTAATCAAAAGTTCTTTGATTTGTGGCTGGACGCCTTCTTGTTGGAGCAATTGTAACACAACTGGATTTTGTGTAATACTGTCGAATATCTTTTGTTTTGCAGCCTGCGTATCATTGAAATCTCCGGCTGCCATTGACTTAACATCAGCGACATAATTAAATTCGCCCTCTAAATCTTCAGGAACAATATGCAACATTGCCTTGTCTCCCATATCATTAATAGACATCTTCGGTTTTACCAGTAACTTATCAGGGTTTTGTTCATCAGGATTTTCATAGATTGGATACAGTGGTGATTGTGCGCCTTGTGTAAGTGCCATAATATCGTCATCAGTCAAATTTCCTCCTGATTCTTTAACAATATCGCCAAGCATTTGCATTTGCTGTTGTCCAACACCAGACTCATGAAGTCCCATACGTTGGAAGTAGTTAAAGATTTCACTTCCGACAATCTCTAAGATATATGGCTTTTTATCTGCATCGGCTAATAAGAACTGTCTGTTATTTGCCTGCCACATCATCATCATATCTTCCATTGACTCAGCCAGACTTGTTTGATTCTTTTGATCACGGTTATTTTGTTGTATGTTACTACTATTGATTTCAGTCGCCGTCGTATTACCACCTTTATTAAAAGGATTGAGATTTGAGGTTCCTTGACTGGTATCTCCCATTGCTGTGTTGAATGCAGATACTAATGAACTATAGGAATATTCAAAAAATTGTAATGCATCTCCGCTTGATTGAAATTCTTCAATTGCATCTTGTCTATCAACGAGCCATTGTGCTTCTGCACCAAAGACAATTGACTCTAAACGGACTGACGCTTCAATAATTTTTAATGGGGGGCGAATATGAATATTCATACTGTCCAAAAACCCACATAATGTTGCTTGGATTGCACGCCATAATGGTAGCACTGGCTCTACTTCTGATTCACCTAATGGATCACCCGTTAAACTTTGGTAGCGCAGTTGCACAATAGGTATTTTTCGATGCACATATGGATTTGGAATACTCTGAATGATCACATTATGCCGAGGAGAGAATTTAATCCATTTATCACAGCGATATTCAGTAACTATTTCAACTAATGGGTATGATCTATCAGTTCCGACTCGATCAGTAAGTGATTTATTCTGTAACACTCGATTTGGATACTGATTATCTCGTCTATCACCATTGCCCATCTTGCTAATAAGATTTGCTAAGCCTGGATAGAGCGGTTTGCCTTCTCCCATGTCACTTTGCGTTTGGAGATCTTCTATTTTTGCCCATTCACGATGTTGAAACCAACTAGCATTACGAATATGAGTACAATTACTGTCCATTCCGCAGTCTCGAATATCAATTGGTGCAAATTCGTTACCATCAAAGATCACATTGCCATCTTCATCTTCTACATGTCTCCATTTAACCAAAGCAAAGCGTGAAGCATAGAGTCTTGCATCTTGGCTCATATCTGCCCACTTCGCTAGCATTGTTCCACCATTGTTTGCAGTGTCCCATTGATAATCTAAGATTGCATTCTGTAATTTTGCAGCTAGAACATCACCTTTTCTTGCAACTAATCTCCCTTGAAGCTTTTTATTGAGTAAACGTGCATCTTTTTCAATGATACTTGTGCGAATACGAGGATCAATTACTCGACTTTGATATGGCCAATCTGCAGGAAGCTTGCCCCAATATGCATCTGTTACTGCATCCCACCCATTAGGTCTGGTACGTCTGGTGTTATTATCCTGCGTCCAATCTCGATAATGAAGCTGCACTTGAATCAATTCTTGTTGTTCAAGTGGCAAATCTTGCATACTTTGCTGAGCTGGAGAGAGAAGAGTTTTTTTCTTTGCCATACACGCATCCTAGAAGGTGCGTTTCTAGGTTTACAACCTATTAGTAGAGAAGTGGTTTGTTGCGACAAAGAGAGATCAACTCTTCAAATGATGTGATGTTCAATCGCGTTCTCATTGCTTGGCACTTTGCACAGATGCGCACGTACTCTCTTGGAACAAATTCAAAGAGATAGGGACTGAGTAGATCAATTTGTGGGACAGAACAGGCTTGGCAAACCCATTCTTCACTGAGATCTTGTGTGTCTAGCGCGTGTTGACCTCCTCCATACTTTGACCATACCCCACGCTTTAATCCTTTTAATGGATCATCTTTTTTACTTGGTTGATTTGGCATAGTTTATCCAATTGCCCACTTTTTCTTATTATAATAGTGGTTCATTTGTTGCACGGGAGCTACTTCAGTTTGGGCTAATTGCCATGCAATAGCATGTGACATGACTAAATCATCATGTGAGCCTGTTTCTGCAACTGGTTTTCCGTTACTGTTAATGATAAAAGAATACATTTCACTAATGGTTGGTTTATCATAAATAGTAAGTAATTGATTATCAATTGCTTCTTTTAAATCAGCTAACATTTTAGGACGAGTTGCACTATTTGTATCCCAGCCAAGCTTTCGTTCGACTGGATTATCAATTGTTCCTACATTCTTTGTTAAATAAATGCGGAACTTTTGTGCTCGATTAAGCGTTGCGAGGCGTTCTATCTCAAAAACACCTCCATTGTTACGTTCATATGCAATGACTGGAGCAATACCTGTCTGATCATAAATTCGCTCTAGAATAGGCAGTAATTCATTTGTCATACTCGTCGCTAAGACATTCTTATGATAGAGAAATGGAACATCTAGACTTGTTTTTGAGAGAAATGTTGCAGTTGAGTAATCTGCCCCTCCCATTGCACAATCAACACCAATAACAATGAATTCATTTGGAAGAAATTCTCTAAACTGACGGATGCCCATAGGATGAGTAGTGGAAGTAAACCATATTAGAGGGAGAAAAGCAAAATTAATTAGATGCCAAGCATCTTGTTAATAGAGGTTCCTGTATATGCTTTACTTGCAGGAGGAATAGATTGCACTTGACTATCTGTCTTTGGTTTGTGCAATGGAGGAGCAGAAGGGACTTTCCCTAACGCCTTTGGTGCATGCGTTGGAGGAATAAAATCAGTTCGATGTAACTTTGGTGCTTGTTTTGATGGGAAAATTCCACCTTTTGATTGTGCAGGTAACACAGCTTTTACGCGTGGTGCATTGTCTTGTGATGTGCCTCTTACTGATACTTTGTGTACAACTTTCATATTATTTATTTCTTCTTGTCATGGTAGTTTTTACCACCTGGAGCTGCGCCTTTGCTTCTTGCAATTTTACCGATAATTCCGCCAATGTAGCCTTGAGGTGTTCCTTTTGCAACAAGCTCTGATTTAAGTTTTGCTGCTCTTCCCCCATGTCCAAGTTTTGTTGACTTTCCATCATAGGTTTTTGGCATGCTTTTCTTCATAGAACTTCACAAAGCATAAACTACCTTTTTAAAGGTCGTCAAGGAGTAACTTTTATTTTCTTTACCTTGAGCGCTTTGATCTTTGGTGCTTTTGGTATCTTAATCTTTTTAAGCTTTGGTACTTTTATTTTCTTTGGTTTTGCAACTTTTAATTTTTTAACTTTGGTTGTTTTTAGTTTTGTTGCCTTTGCTTGCACTTGTTGTGCTTGCAATGCTTGTAGTTCACCTGCTGCTTTACTCGCACTCACATTCCCTGCTGCATAATCTTTAGCTACCTGATTGATTTGTGAAGTAAGTGCACTGTTTTTCACAGACTGGAGAACAGTTTGTTGTAGCGTTGGAATATCTGTTTTCTCTGCACCAAGGCCAACCTTCTGTTGTTCTAAGTGTTTCAAATAAGAAACTGCTTGTGCGCTTGGCAATGCCCCTGCTTGGTTGGCAATAATAATACCTCGTTCTAGTGAGTTAATTTGTGAAAGACTTTGCGCTGTTATCTTTGTATCAAGCTGTTTATTTCCGGTTAATTGTGGCAGTGTTGGTAATGTGAGATCAAGTGTTTGTACATTGCCTAGACTATCTTTGTAATATAATTTGTTACCAGACATTGCAGGTTGTGTAGTTTTTGTATTATAGAGATCCGTTAACTTTTGTCCTCCTGCTGCTTGTGCAAAACGACTCTGGAGGCCTTGTGGAATAGATTGACCACCAATTTGCTCTTTTGGAATAAGACCTGTTGTTGCTAATGCTTGATCACTTGTGTTTAATGCTTGTGATCCGACACCTCCAAAAGTTGAATTAACAAACTGAGCAACTTTTAATGGAGAGACACCTAATGGCTTTGCAATGAGTCTGGCTGTGCCAGATGTATCAGGATACGCTTGTTGATCGGCTGGAAGATCTTTACTTGCTTTTCCATTAATAAACTGTGGCACAATATCAGTCCCACTAAATGTATTTTTATTTAAAGTTGCTTCAAGTCCTGGTTTGACTGCTTGTGGGAGGAATTGACCAACGAGTTGTTGTGGATTTGACACATTCAAACTCGTTGTGGTTCCAAGAATTGCTTTTGCAAAATCCATAAAGCCTGGAGGATCAGCACCATGCAGTGCTTCAATCCCTTCACGCAATGGCACAGTCAAATTAGCGATTTCTTGTGAGAAGGGAATTTTAATCACATTCCATTTTCCGTCTGCATCCTTGGTTGGATTAGGAGGAACAAAAACAAGATTATTATCTTTTTCATATGTTCGAATATCATCATACGCTGCTTTTCGTTTGGGATCTGCTAAATTCCATGCGGTAACTGCAGCTAATGGTGTAAACACAGTGAGTGCAAGCTTTGTAGCTGTTTGTACAGGTTTTGTTTGTAAGTTACGAAGTAAAGTTCGTGACCCTTGGATGCCAGCGTTCATATACAAAAATACAGAATTCAATGCTTTTCCCCAATCACCAGACCGAGCAAAATTCACGGTGTTCTCTCGACTAGCTTGTGCTGCGAGCAAATTAGCATCTTGTAGTGTTTTGCCTTGTTTCAATAAACTATTTCTTGTCCCTATGAATTGTTGTAATCTGGTTTGCTCTTCTCCTCGATTAACAATATTTTCAACTGTTCTTAAGAGTTGGCTTGGGTGTGTAACGGTGTATTGTATCTTTGATGGAAGACTTCTCTCTGCTCGTAATTGTGCAATTGATGTTTCTGGAGCACCCCGTGAAATATCAAAACTTGTTCCGCCACCAGCATTTCGCACCCAATTCTCATATTCTGCTCCATGCCCAATAGCTGCCCACGCAGATTGAAGAAACACAGAAGGATTTGCTAGTGATGTTTGTAGTGCATGATCTGAGTTAATAAAAGCAGTTATCTGATCTTTTGCTAGATTACCGGCAATGAATGGAAGGTTGATACCAGTAATACCAATACGAGCCAATCGAACAGGTGCAGCAAAGAGTTGCCCAATGAAACCGAGTTGGCGTTTATCCAAGAGCTTTGCAGCTTGTGCAATTTCTGGTGTTGTCTCGTAATATTTCTTCTGCCCATCTTCAAGTACAGTAAAGTGAGGAGTTTTTGGTTCAAATGCACTTGGACGGAAAATTGTTTCTTCTATTTGCTCTTGTGAACGTACACGACTCTTCATTGCTGAAACAATTCCTTTTAGTTCTGGTTTATCTGCTAAAAACTTTGTGAATTTTGCGGTAGTAATTGGTGCAACCTTTTTTGCATTTGCTAAATCTGCAAAATAGGTGCTAATGAATTCACCAATCTTTTCAGGAGCAGATCTTGTGTATGCTCTATTTCCTTGCCGTAAGTCTGCAATTTTTCGTAACTCAACATTCGTTTCACGATTAAAGAAATCTGATTTATTCAAACCAAACTTTGTATCAAGTAAATGGCCAAACTCGTGTAACAACGTGTCTTTAGATGTGCCAAACTTAGTAGTTATTTTATTCAGCGCTGGTTGATAATGCCCAAATGCTCTGCCGGTTTTTAGTTTTCTTTCAATACTTCCTCCATATTGCTTAACTACGTGCTCAACTGCATTCATAACCTCTGGGAATATTTGTCCAGTATGTTGTACCTTTGCAATTGGAATCATATCTGGTTGTAATCGTTTAATTCCAAATGGGTTATCAGGTAAATCTTTATAGGAGGCAAGTAATTGAGCACTTTTATTTCGTTCTCCTTGATTAAATGCATCCACTGTTTTTGTCAGTAATGATTCTAAAGGATTTTTAATAGCTAAATCTGAGCCTTTTAATCGTTTCACAACGGTTTGATACGATTGACTCGCAATCCCTTGGCGGTGTGCACCTTCACTCTCAGTTGCTTTATCCACAATGGCAATTATCCTGTTGAGTGGGACATATTCAGGATACTTTTCGCGTAGCGCTTGTGCTGTCTGTTTGCTAATAAGCCCAGCATCTTCAATATAATGCAATAATTGTTGCCCATATTGGACAACTTTTTGTGCATATGGTTCATATACTGGAGCAAAATCTTTCACTAACTGTGCATCTTTTGAAACATTTCTTCCTGTTGCAAAGCCTGCAGTCTCTACTTCAGGTGCATGTTTAGCAATAAGATATTGATTGAGTGTTTCAAGACTGGGTGCTCGTTGGATAACATGTGCCATTCCTTGATCTTTGATGAATTGTCCTGCTAACTCTCGCGCACGAATAGCTGCATCAATTCGTGAGGCAATATTAAATTGTGGACGCAGTTGATAGTTCCCTTCTCGTTGTGCTTTTCCTAAGACATCTTCAATAGGTGCTGTTGAATCAACGAGCTTTCGTTTTAAATCAGCTAAAAGGCTTTGTCCACGTTGTGCAATGCTTCCTTTTTCAATCTTTGCTGCATCTTCTTGTGCTTTCACTAATTGTGTTACGTATTCTTGTGATTGTGTTACTGTCTGTGGAGCTACAGTATGCGGTGTCGCTTGTGCAATTGATGCTTGTGGTACTATTTTCCCTTTTGTTCTTCCGCTCACTTCTGAGAGAGTCGTCGGATGTTGTAATGGGGGGGGGATTTTAGTTATTTGATCTGACTTTTGGATAACTTTTGTTGATTGTATGCTTTTTATCTGATTGTTGATAAAAGGCTGTGGATTTTCTGATTCAAAACGATCAAGAATTGGTTGAAGACTAACTCCTTCACTCATTGCTCGTTGATAGAGTATTTGTGGATCAATTTGTAAACGTTGTCCTAGTGTTTGTGCGATATTTCTATTAACTGTAGCAAGTGGAAGCTTGCTCGTGAGTGGTTTCACTGTATGTGTCGCATCTTGTAATGGCGAGAATTCTTCTTTTGCTTTTGTAAAGAAATCTTCTAGAGATGTAATAGGATTTTTTACATCTTTTACTACATTGTTTATGTATGTTTGTACCTCTGGTTCTGCATGTGAAAGCAGATCAGCAAATTCTTTCGTTGTCTTTGCTTCATTTACTAATGATGCGACCTTTTGTCCCACTTGTTCAATCGGATTATCAACACTTCCAAAGACAGAAAACGGTGCAGTTTGTGGATTATTTAGATTTGCGACTGCTTGATTCTGTGTGTTTCGTAAGTTTGGAATAATCTGCTGTGGCTGCCCACTTGTGAAAGCACTTATTGCACTTTGTGGTGCAATAACTTGTGCTGTTTGATTAATAGAAGGCAATGGCACTTGGAAGGGAGTTGGATTGGTAATTACCGATTGATTCCCAATATATTTCCCGATAGTACCTATTAACTCTTCAGGATTAAATTGCGTGACGCTGTTGTATGCACTTTGTGCATCTTGGAGGAGTGGGTGAATGGCATTGGATATGCCTGACTCAATCGTATCTAGGATATTACTCATTGTCCTATGCTACAAATGCGCTAGCCAGGTTTACAATTAGTGACGAGCAGTAGTAATTATAGAAGCAAGAACTGACTGGATTTGTGGCAAATACGCATTGAGATAAGATTGGGGAACGGTATGATTTTGCAAAATATCTGAGAGTAAATTAGGATCTTTGTTTAAGAGTGCATGATCAAAAAGCGGTTTAATACCAGCTTCCCATCCTTGATTTTGTTCAACTTGTGCTGCAGTGAGTTGTGGAATACTTCGTTGTGGGTTAATAATACTTGTCACTCCTTGCATGTCACCAGCGAGTGTTGCTGCGTCCCCCCAAAATCCAGTGTTCCCAAGTGTATTCTGTGCTAAAGAAAACGTGTTTTGAGCTGCATTGGCGATTGGATTGCCTATGCGAGGTTGGAATGGGTTAGGAGTATTTTGTACGGCTTGTTGAATTGGTTGGACAAATTGTTGTCCAGATTGTGCAAGTGTTGGTGGTTGATAGCCAGTGATATTCTTTGCTGCTTTCAAAATTGGTTGCCCACTTGGAATACTACTGAGTGCAAGTGAGACTGGATTGATGTTGCCGATTGCGGTAATGGCTTGTTGTGGAGCATTTTTTGCAAACTGAGTGAGTGCATTATATGCGCCTTGTGCTTGTTGCAAGAGTGGATGCATATTAGTTTCCTCCTGGAAGATTAACTTTATACTTATCACTTGCATTTGATGGTGGGCTACTCATTGGATTCATCGGACTACCAGACCAGCCACCTAAAATTGCTCCTCCAGCTCCCATACCTGCTGCATCAGCTGCACCAACAAGCCCACCAACACCAGCGCCACCAATTAATCCAAGCCCTGCACCAACAAGCATTTTGCCTGTTTCTGGGTTCAGCATCGGCATAACTTTTTGCAGGAGATGATTAATCCCTGCCTTATACCCAGCACCAAAGTCTGGAACTTGTTGTTCACCCGAAATGCCTTGATTAAGAAACTGTTTCCCATTGATATTAGCGGTGGCAAACGGTAATCCATTGTTCTGCGCATCAACGCCAACACTTCCACCAAGCACATTTCCATTTCCTATTGGCACAGCACCTCCAAAACTCAACGGAACACCAAACTCAGGTGCACTGTAAAATCCTACATTAGTTCCAGTTTGTGGATTATCATAGCCAGTATTTACACCACCTGCACCATCTGGCTTAGCTATGTCAATATTTGGTATTCCCTGTGCAATTAATTGTTTGACAGCTCCATGCGTTGATAAACCACTCTGAACGATCTGAGTTGCCTTGGTTAAGAAGTCTTGCAGTGCTTGATTAGTTGTTTCCTTTTTGTCCATATATTAACTTGCATAAATTGGATTGCCATTTGCATCATACCCAAGAATCGTTTGCCCCTGTTGTTGGTTAGTGATTTGTCCCGTCAATTGACTTGTTGCGCCACTACTATTCCCTGTTGGAGCAACCTGTAAGTTACTTGTTGGTGCACCAATAGATGCATATTGATTTAATGCACTACTACCAGCTTGTGTGGCACTTCCTACTTGCTGTGCATATTGTGATAATGCTTGTTGTGATGTTGCAGTTTGTGATTGCAATGCTTGTTGATATTGTCCTGACTGACTAGAAATTTGATACAAGTTATTACGTAAATCCTGTAATGCATTTAGATTTGCTGTTGCCTTTGCAGATTGTGTCTGTGCACGTTCTTGATTGATTTGATTAATTGTATTTTGATAGGCAGCCTGTGCTTGATTCTTTGCAGCTTGTTCTGCTTGTTGAAGTTGAAGAATACTGGCTTGATAATTTCTCGTTACAGCCTGTGATTGTGTCATGATTTGTTGTACAGTTTGATTATATTGTCGTTGATTTGCTCCACTTTGTCGTTGCTGTTCCATTGCACTAATTTGTGATGCAGCCTCGCCTGCACTTGAAGATCCTCCAAAGCGTTGATGATAGCCTTGATTCAATTCATTATAGAGTTGGTTTGTATCGGCTGTTGTTTGTTGATTCTGCAATCCTGCAGAGCTTGTTTGTTGTGCAAATTGATCTTGTGCATTTTGATTATTTGCTCCAGCTGTTGCAGCATTCGCATTATAGTCCCCTTCTGCTTGTGATAACACATCATTCAAGTTCCCTGACGCACCACTCGCTGCACTATCTAAATAACTCATGATAGGATCGAATTGTTGATTGATCAAATCTTGTTGAGAAGGTTGTGATGGTTGTGTTGACGTATTCACCTGTGGGGAAGTTGTTTGTGTTTGAGCTGGTGCAGTTGCAGCTGTGCCAATAGATTTTGTTGTCGTTGGTTGGGCGGGTGTCCCTTTATACGGTGTCGAAAATGTGTTTGGTGCAGGCGTGTTGCCTGTTGACGGAACAAAAATATTAGATGGTAAGCCTGGGATTGTTGATTGTGGTACAGCCATATGTACGGATTCTAAGAGCATACAAAATAGGTCTGCAACCACTAGATAGTACGCTGAACAAATGGATCTCTGGTCTTTGTCATATACACACGTAGTGCTTCTTTATTGAAAAACGATTCTCCACTCGTTAAGAATGCATCTTCTGGTGTCTCTGGATATTCTTGTAAGAAGCGTTCTTGTAATTCTTTTTTCTTTTGCTCTAGGAATTCCTGTAAATAAAAATCAGATGCTTTATAAAAAAGTGGCTTAAATCCTGTTTCACCCAAGACTGATTTATCCCAAAATGATTTAAAATCATTAAATCCATTTGCGGTTGTTTCAACCACCACATGAGCATTGTTTGTCGTTGCCTGTAATGCAGATGCACGCAAACGATCGAAATGAGGATAAAAAGCTGCTTCTGAGAAATGAAGATTAGTAATATCTTGTGATCTTCCAAACTCTGCATTCTCTGCAGTGCCAACAAAGTATCGACTATTCATTACTTCATTTACCAATTCATGTTTACTATTATATTTTAATGGGACTGGCATCTTCGTAATTGCCTCGTATGTCTTTAAGTAGAATTTCACTCGATCCAGTAATGCAATTCCATTCTCTGTATTGTCAGCAATTACCACACTTCGTGAATGCATTTGGAGAAGAAAATCTGAAGCATATCGAGCCAATATGACACTGGAGAAACCAACTTTACGAGGCTTAAGGATAATATCTTTTCCTGTACTATCAATATTAATATAGGATGATTGCCAGTTATTAAGCTGATAAGGTACTTCTTGCCGATCTTTGTCAACAATTCTAAATCGTTCTTCGATGAATTTCTGATACTGCATTATTCAAATTGTTTTAATTCTTTTTTTGCAAAATCTCCAAAGTTATTCTGGATAAGTACCTGTGGTGCTTCCTGCATTCCATGATTTACTTTGAGTAAGAATATTGCCATTGCAGGATTAACTTCCTTCCCTCCATACATACCATCATTCATCAATTGTTGCTTTTGAATAGCGTCGATTTTCTTTATAGAACGGGAAAACTGTGGATAACGAACACTCCATGTGCGCACTGTATCCATATCTATATTAAGGAAAATTGCCAGGCCTTCACGAGTAGGAAGTTCATTAGTATTTAATGAAACCATGTATTCTTCTATTTGTGGAATAATAACTTCTGGATGATATTTAGTGGGGCGACCGCCTGCATGTTTCTTAATTGCTACATCAACCATATTCCTATTCTATCATAGAGCCACCCACCAGACACTGCATGCTGCTTCTGTAAGCTAATATCAAACGGAAGCTTCACTTGTTCTAGTTTATCAAACCTGTTCGTGCAACATTACTTGCAAAAGAACAAATTGGCAATGCATGATTGATAGCTCAATGAATGAGGCAAGGATTTGACGAGAGGGACGCGCCTACTGGCCTCACTCATAATAGTCACCTTGCATGATTGCAGTGATACTTTGACATGTTGCAATCTTTACAGCTCTATTGCGTCTACCTATTCCGCCACCCATTCATTCAACTTTCAATCATGATTCAAGAGAGCGATAAAATTCGCCATTTCGTATTAATCTAGGAGTTGCACCTAAAAGCTCATTCTATGCGTTTTTAAAAGTGATTCGCCTCTTTATGTCACCTATTACTAGGTCGCCTACACTGGAATAATTATCGCTCTCTCAAAGCATCATTTATATATCTAAATATTCACATCTTTTGCATACTCTATAGATAGCCACTCCACACCATTCATAATCATGACCTATTAAAAAACAAATAATACAATTAAATAAAAACTTCATACTCACCCTTAAAAGCATCATTTAATCAAAATGTAAATAATTTGTTGCAGATCTAAGTGAATCGCATATAACATAAGTGTGACACCGATAATCGCAAATGAAATACCCACATAGTTCATACTGCCTCCTTCCTCTTTGCCAAGGCTGCATGCTGTTCTTTGATCCATGCTGGTATTTCCCTCAATGATACCTTATGTGTATCTGGGTGGTCGTTTTCACACGCCTGAAACCTACCTAACAATATTTCAAATCTAATGATATTTTTTTCTAGTGCTTCCCTCACCTTCTGTGTCACTCTCTTTTGCCAATAGATGCGTTGTCTGATTAATTCCTTTTCATCTTCCTTTTGTGCTTGTGTCACTGCCTGGTCAATAGTTTTCTGGATAAATGCTATCATTTTAGTTTTTGTGATATAGCTTGGAAGGAAATCATCATAAGAATGAGCGAAATTATCAATAAATTCTTTTTGCCAGTTTTCCTCTTTAGCCTGAATCTTCTTAACTATCTTAATCACATCTTCAAATGATATCTTCTTCTGTAATAGTCCAGCATTAAATGCATCTGCGACATCTTGAACCCATTCCTGTGGTAGTACTGTGTATCCACAATGAGTACATGTACCATCTTTAAATTGTTCAAATTGACATGTAGGACAAGATTTAAATGTCTGCCTAGTAGCTAAATCTTTTTTATGTGCTTCAGCTATCCCCCCTTATGGTATCTTCAAACTTCTGAGAATGTAATGCTTTTTTCATAAACCTTTCTCCTCTTCAAATTTTCGGCAGATCTCGCAATTATCAGGATAATAGAGATGGTCACAAAATGGATCATTAGCACCCATTTTAATTGGTTTATAACAATGATTACAAATCCCATCTGGTAACTTATTTGTTCGCAGACTAGTCAATTCAATAGTTTCCTTCCGTACCGCTTCGCCATATTGATCTAAGGCTTGCTCGAGCATAATTAGCATAAAGGCATCCTCGTGATCTGGTTTAATAAACTTCTTGAATCTTTTCATTATCTCTTCTTTTGTTTGCTCACTTTTCATAGGATTATTCTTCAAATAGCCATGATAATAATTTGACCGCTGTAGTTATGTCTGTACTTTTGCCCTGCATAATTCTGGATATTGTCGTATGAGAAACACCAATATCTTTTGCAATTTCTCTTGTTCCAATATCGTTAATATCAGAATATATTTTTAACATTTTACCTATTTTCATAGTAAATTATTTTTCTTGAGGTATAACCACATTTTTGCTACTGCATCAGCTAATGATTTATCGTTTTTATTCATTCTTCCCCAATCATTTATATAACCTACAGTCCAACCATTGATTCCTTTTTCAACTACAAGTCTTCCTCTTCCATGCCCATTATCTTTTATAAATAGTGGTAACCGCTCAAGTATCTCGTCAGCAGTTGGAGAGGCAAACATTCTATTTTTATCGTCTTCATTCCATTCTGTAATAGATATGTAATGCAATAAAGAATATCCCTCTTCTTCTGTGATCCATTTCTCCCAATAAAAATAACTCTCCTGTGGATATCCCGCTTCCCTCAATTCCCTTGATAATTCTAAATTGGTTGTGTTCATGGGTTAATTAATCAAAAATACTCTTACCATTCCACGGACAATTTTTACATTCTTTCTTGTGTAACTTTTCCCATCCTTCTTCATCTAAAGGAATATCACCCAATACAGGTTTAAGCAACTTCAAACGTAATTTTATTTGTACTCCTGTCTCACTTTTTGACTTTATATTTTTAATATAATTAATTCTTGCACGTAATGGTTCAGTTAACCATTCGTAGAGCACTTCATGATGTATATGCCACCAATAATTAGTCGAATCATTATTTAAATTTTCCGCAGAGCGGAGATTCGCAGAGCGGAGATCCGCAGAGCGGAGATCCGCAAAGCTGAGATCCGCAGAGCGGAGATTCGCAAAGCGGAGATTCGCAGAGCTGAGATTCGCAGAGCGGAGATCCGCAGAGCGGAGATTCGCAGAGCTGAGATCCGCAGAGCGGAGATTCGCAGAGCGGAGATTCGCAGAGCGGAGATCCGCAAAGCTGAGATCCGCAAAGCTGAGATCCGCAAAGCGGAGATCCGCAGAGCGGAGATCCGCAGAGCGGAGATTCGCAGAGCGGAGATCCGCAGAGCGGAGATCCGCAAAGCTGAGATCAGCTTTCTGTTTAATTGCTTCTGTGACCGTATCTTTTATTGTATTATTTTCTTTTTCAAATTCAAAGAGAACTGATCCGGTTAAATAATGTTTGATTTGTATTTTTATTTTCATATCTATTTCTTCAACAAATAACTCGTCTTATTCTTCACTGCACGATCTTGAATTGTCTTATCAATGATAGCATCCTTCTCTAGTCTCTCTTTCACTTCAGGAGTAGTAAACCCTCGGC